CATGGTCGAAGTTCTAGGTGAAGCCCATCGTGCAGGCAGCATGCTGGCTTTGAATACGTTCAAACCCAAAGTTGCCGGGCTGGTGACCGAAGAACTGCGTTTTTCCATTGATGATGATGTGATCAAGTTTGATGTCACAGGAGGCTCATCTGGTGAGCACTACACTTGGGACTATGGTTCCGACAGATTGAAAGTCCCGCGCTTTTCGCAGCTTTCGATGATCCCGTTCAGGATCTTGGACTTCTCTGTCAAAGCCTACGTCTATTTGTTCACCATGAGGCCCGTCAAATACGTTCTAGGGCGGTTTGCCCCCAAACTAGGACCTGGAAACCACAGGTCCTGGTTCAATTGGGATCCCTACTACACGTTCCGTGTTGACGAAAGATCCTTAAGTGACACAAGATCGCTCATTTTCATTACCCCCGTTGACTCAGTCGCATCAGATGATGTGCCCGAGATTGACATACGGAAATATTCCGTAAATGGGTGGAACACCGTCTGTTCAAATGAGATGATATCGATTGCCCGACGTAATTCGGAGCATGCCGCGACAGTGAAGCTCTCTGCTCTCCTTCGCGTTTATGAGGACGCTGTTCACAGGAACCTCAATTTGCATGCAGTGGCGAATATCGTTGGCATCCAGGATGCATCTTTGGTGATGAACTATGTTCTCGAGGTACCTAAGTACGAGCTACCTCGTTGTCGCTCCAATAAACCCGAACCCAATCTCAATGTTTATTCCATTCGTTGGAAGCCTGGCGATGATGCCCAGAAGACGAAATTGGTGGTTCACATGCAACCTATCTTGGTTGACTATTATGGAGCCCCTTTAGCTCACACACCCGCTATTAACTTCAGCAACGCTTTGCAGGCGTATATGCAACGCATTTACCATCCGTCTAAGGAATCTCAGTCGGTGTGTAACCCAGGCAATTTGCATTACGCTGCCCTCGACGACTTCGTCGCGCATTTCAAGGCTGACCTGGACCCCTACCCTGTCTCCGAACTCTTTTCCCGTGTTGCTTCTAAGACTTATAAGAAGATGAAAGAGTATCTGGACACGTTGGTGGCCGGTCCTAAGAAGTGGTGGACCTTCCTAAAAGCGGAAGTTTATCAAGAGGAGAAAGACCCTCGCATGATCTGGTCGCCCCCGGCCGACGTTCTTGTGGACGCCTCAGTTTTCAGCTTGGCTGCAACTGAATGGCTTAAGCAGAACGCCCAATGGTATGCGTTTGGGAAAACTCCTCGCGAAATAGCCGAACAACTCGGATCGAAACTTGTTGGCGCTCCATTAGCCATCATGACAGATATGTCACGTTTCGAGGGACGGCTTAATGCTTTTTTCCACCTTCTCGTCACGCGTGTCATCAACAATTTGTTTGGTAACCGTTACGAGAAGGAAGTTGGTGAGATCATTCGCAAGATGTTCTTTGTGAAAGGACGTTTTGTTGAAGTTGATCTCACGGTTGATTCAAACGGCGCGCTGCCTTCCGGGCACCCCTGGACCTCAATCATTGGTACCATTTGTAATGCTTTCATTAACTATATGGCGCTATATGAGACTTACGGTCCTAATGGTGCTTGGGATAGGCTTGGCATGTATGGCGGTGACGATGGTGTTACCCCCTTCTTGACAGCGACACTTTTCAACCGTACCGCAACATCTTTGGGCATGTCTCCAAAGGCTGTTGAGGTCAAACAAGGCGAATTTGGCGTGAACTTCCTCTCACGGTATTTTGGTCCTAACATCATGACAACAGGCGACCCAAGCTCCATTGCCGACGTTCCTCGTGCAATGAGCAAGTTCCATACCTGTGTCAAATCCACGATGCCACTTAGTGATATAACCGCCGCTAAGGTTTATGCTTACTACCTCAGCGACCGTAAAACACCAGTCTTCGGCGATTTCCTCACCAGCGCTCACAAGGCATTGAACCTCAACGTCAACTTTGAGGTGCCTGATCACGTGCGTCAACTGACCCCTTACGTTTTCAGCAATGACCGTTTCGAGCAATGGCCCCAAGAGGGCGTTCAGCAATGGGCACAAGTCTATCTTGACAATTGGAAGATAAGCCCTCCCCTTAAGAAGCATGGGAAAGCTGTTCTAACTGATGCCGGTCTCGTGTGGGGACCTGCCTCTCAATACGTTGAAATCAAGAAGTAGGGCCTGTCAGGCCCGCCGGGGCGCTGCAGCTGGGGCGGCGCAAGTATAAAACTTACCCCAGACAACATTTTACTCATGCAACGGAAAGCCAATAAGGCCCGCGATGTCCCCCGGAAACAGAAGAAGCCCCTTAAGCAGTCCAAGAAATTCGGGCTGCTGTCTCCTCTGGCCCAGCAGCACGCAAAGAACCTCCCCGCCGAATGTGTGCGAGGATTCTTGCACGCCCGCCTCGACCCTTTTCACTCGTTTTCGACGCTCCCGTGCAACCCGCTTAATGACACCACTCCTAGTTTTAGGTATCGTAGCAAGTATGCTTTCACACTTAATTCTGGGAACGTGATCACCAACAATAAGTCGGCGTGGTTCGGTCTGAACTGGTACCGGTTCATGTGTAACAACTTGAACTCCATCACCTATTCAATACCTTCCTCCACCATCAATGCTGTCGACAGTGCCAACGCCCATGGGCCATTGGCCAACACTTCGGCACCATTCACCGACGCTAATATGCAGAACAACGGGTACGGGGCCAAGCTGGTGGGTGCTGGTATTAAGATCACCAACACCACTCCCAACCTTTACAGGAGTGGGACCATCACCCTCATCCAGAATCCGGCGAACGCCAACATCTCGATCCTTACCTATGCCAATTCGCGAACTCGAGCCAATACCATCACACGAGCCTACGCCAACGAACAGTATGTCATCATGTACAACTCTGCCCGAGCCAACGTCGATGACCGTTTCCTAACCGAAGGTTCCTGGGAGGACGCCACTGGGTCCTCCAGCACAGATTATTGGAACTGCGCGGTAGCATTCGAAAACATAGATGCCACTAATTTCTCAGCCTTTGTTGAGATCATTGGCATCTTCGAATATGCCGTGCCAGAAGGCAGTTTAGCTGCCGCCTGCGAGTACTCCCCTGTTGACCCTGATGGGGCCAAGGTCGTCTCCATCGCTGAAACGGCCTCCTCTCAAGGTCTGGGCACCGTCAAAGAGTATGCTCATTACGCATCTCAAATCGCTTCTGCTGGAGCCCTTTCACTAAGCTTCTCCAGTTTGTCCAGATATCTTGAGAGCAGACGCTTTGCGGCACACGGCCTCCACCATGAGCTTTAACCATCCACTACCTCCAACTCCC